TTGATCGTGTTCTCGACGCGGTAGAGCAGCTTGCCGTCCGGGTCCGCCTCCTGGCCGGGCTGCCACAGGTAGAGCTCGGCGCTCATATCGCCTCTCCTCTCGCTCGGAGTGAGATGAGTCGGATCGCACCCAGCGACGCCGAGGCGGGCAGGTTCCAGCGTGACCAGAAGTGCGCGAGCTGCCCGGCGCGCACGATCCCCGCGTTCTGGCCGTCCTCGGTCAGCGTCACGGCATCGGAGGTCCAGTCGCCGGCGGCCCCCGAGAGGTCGGGCGCCAGCTCGAGCCACTGGTAGGACAGGGCGTCGACGATCAGGCTGATCGTGATCGCCGTCGGGTCGGTGGTCGTGTCCCGGAGGATGATCGACAGCCCGCGCAGCAGGTCGCTGGCGTTGACGTAGCCCGTGACGCCGTACTCGTACCGCGTCTCGCCGTCGAAGAGCGCGCTCTCGATGCAGAGCTGGCCGCCGACGTAGACATCCGCCTTCTTCTTGCCCGAGCCCCCGGGATCGTCGCCCCAGTTGGCGAAGGTGATGGTCTTGGTTCCGGAGGTGGCCAGGCGCTGCCGGGACTCGGAGGAGTGGTTGTCGATCTCCTGCACGATCGACCGTGCGCTCGAGGGCGTCCAGTAGAGGCCCGGAAGGGCGATGATGTCGGTCTCCGCCGCGTCGTCCGCGCCAGTGTTGACGGCCGCGATCCTCTGCTCGGTGGAGATCGAGTTGGCCTCGACGATCCCCATGTTGAGGATGTCGGTGACCGCCGCGAGCGCGGTCATGTAGGCGCCCATCGTCACGCGGGCCTGGTCCTGGTCGGCGACGAGAGCCGAGACGACGATCGCCGCCTCGGGCACGATGCCGTAGTTGGGCGTCACGCCGTCGGCCGTCACCGCGACGCCCGTCGTCTCGTAAGGGTTCTTGGGGCTCGAGGCGCAGACCACGTCGACCGTGACGCCGCCGTTGACGTTGAACGTCAGGTCGTACTGGTCCGGGATCCCCTGGTTGGTGCCATCGAGGGTGGCCGAGACGATCGGTGTGCCGCTCAGGTTGACGAAGCGCAGGTCGAGGTTGCCGACAGCCGTCCCGGCCGCTGCCGGGTAGCGGAAGACAAGATCGACTGCCATGTGATGTCAGCTCAGGATCGCGAGGGGGATCTCCGCCCTGTAGTAGCGCAGCCTGGCCGCGTCGGTCTCGGAGTAGGGCCCGATGATCGGGGTGATCTCCCATCCGTCGCGGAAGGCGCAGGTGTAGGTGTCGGCGGCAGTCGGGTCGAGCTTCACGGTGACCGGACCCGAACCGTCAGGCGTGGTGATCCACTCGGCCACCACGGACTCGCCGGTCAGGCCGACCGTCTCCGCCCGCGGGTTCTCGCCGAGGAGCGTCTTCAGGGTGGCGGTCTCGGCCTCGGTGAGGACGGGGATCAGCAGCGTCATGCGGTTGGTGCTGCCGAGCGAGTAGCGGTCCAGGATGACCGGGTTGCACTCCGACAGCGCGAGCTTGGTGCCCCCACGCTCGAAGCCCACCTCATCGAGAGCGAACGCCATGGCCTACAGCCCGCTCCCGGTGGTCTCCGGCTCGAGGCCCATCTCCTTGAGCTGCCGCATGAACTGCTCGAAGTCCGCCTGGACCTTCACCTTGATCTCGTAGTCCTCGCCCGCCATGTCGCGCAGCAGCGACGTGATGGCCTTGGTCTCCTCGTCGACCTTGCCCTTGGCGTTGAGCATCGCCTGGCCGATGCTGCCCTCGAGCGCGGCCTGTGCCGTCTCCGCACCCGCCGGGATCTGGTTGGCGAGCGAGGTGGCGAGCGCCGCGACCATGCTTTCGCCGCCTTCCTGCAGCGCCCACGTCAGCTGCGAGAATGAGTCCGGGAGGTTGAGACCGACATAGCCCTCGGTCGCCTCCTGCAGCTTCTGGACCTCCGGCCCGAAGGCCTCCATGAGCTTGGAGGCGGGGATACCATCGCGGGCGAGCAGCTGGAAATCGCGGACCAGGAGCGCCATCTGCTCCTCGGCCTCCCGCTGCGACATGACGCCGTAGAGCTCGCGAGTGCGGCGAGTGACCTCGTCGATGGCCGCATCCTGGGCGTGGATCTTGTGCAGATACCGCTCGACCTGGGCAGCGCCGTCGACTTGGACGCGGTTGAGCTCGCGCTGGGTCTTGATCTGCTCGTTCTGCTGATGCACCATCTTCTGCACTTCGGGCAGAAGCTTGGCGAGCTTGAGAGCGTTCTCCTCGGTCAGCTCGGCGTTGACCTGCCACTCTTCCCCAACCAGCCCGAGCTTCTCCCGCATGTGGTCGTACATGCGGAGGTTGTCCTCGAACTGCTCGGAGTTCTTCATCCAGCCCTTGGCGACGTCGGCATGCTTGTCGGCGACCAGGTCGAGCTTCTCGTTGAGGTTCAGCACCTCCTCGACCCAGGGCCTAATCGCAGAACCGATGGAGTAGCCGATGGTGGCCGCGAGCACGACCAGGGAACCCTTCATCGCTATCGCCTGGCCATTGGCGATCTTGAGGGCCTCTCCCGTCTTTCGGGAGGCCGAGGAGAGCTGAATCGCAGAGCTCGCAGTCGTCGCCTGCACCTTGCCGAGCCGCCTGGCGGCATCCACTGCCTGACGGAGCATCTTGACGCCGCTGTGGGTGGCTGAGGCGAGCGTCCCCATGCCCCGGGTCAGCGGACCGAGCACGACCAGGACCCCGGCGATCTGGATCGCGGTTTTCCTGGCCTCCGGGTCCATCGCGGCGAAGGCCTCCGCGGCGGAACGGACCATGCCCGCAACATCCTTGACGACCGGCAGCGCCTCCTGCAGCACCGGGATCAGCGCCTTGCCGAACTCGATGGCGGTCTTGGTGAGCTGGTTGCGCAGGGCGCGCAGCTGGTTGATTGGTGAGTCCATGGTCCGGGCGGCGTCGCCTTGGGCCTTGCTGGTCTGCTCCATGATCGCAATGAAGCGCGCCTGGACCTTCTGCTGCTCGGTGAGCTCCTCACCCGTCTTGGCGAGCCCCTCGCGGTAGGCGATCTGCTTGATCGTGTTCTCGTTGACCAGGGTGCCCAGCCGCTTGAGCGGCTCCGCCTCACCTGAGAGCCCTGAGCGGATCTTATCGAAGGCCTCGCCATGCGGCAGGTTGTAGAAGCTCTCCATATCCACGGCGAGCTCGGTCATGCCGAGCGCCATGTCGTAGGCCTGCTTCTCGGTCAGGCCCATCGACTCAAGCATCACCTTCAGAGTGGCCGCCTGCTGGCGCACCTCGTACTCGTTGAGGCCGAGCGCCTCGGAGAACTCTTGCGACCACTTCGTTACCGCATCGGTCATGCCGCCGAAGCTCTCGGCCACCAGGTTCTCGCTTTCGACCACATCCATGGCCATCTTGAGCGACAGACCGCCGACGGCGAGCATGGGCGCGGTGACGCCAAGCGTGAGGGCGTTGCCGAAGCTCTTCGCGCTGCCGGCGAACTTCTTGAGGCGGACCTCGGCGCCGCGCAGCTGCTCCCTGAACTCCCTCGAGTCCGCGCCGAGGCGGACGAGCAGGTGGGCGAGTGTGGTGGCCATCAGTCGATGGAGGGGTGGTGTAGCTGGGCCATGAGCCTACGGGCCAGCCGGTCGGTGGACGGAGCCTCCTCCGGGCGGAAGAAGTCGAGCGGGTGCGGCGGCTTGACGCGGCCCTTGCCGAAGCCCTGGGCGAGGGTGTGGATCACGGCTGCTACGACCCCTGCGCGGTAGTCGGCCCGCTCGACGGCCTCTCCGTGCCGCTTGGAGAGCTCGAGGAGTCGGGCGGGGGTGCAGTCCCAGAGCTCGGTGTCGGAGAGCCCGAGATTGTAGACGGCGTAGGACCAGAGCCAGTCCCAGGTGAGGCGAGGAGCGTCTCGAAAGGGTCGCTGCCCTGCCGGCCCTCCTCACCACCGGCCGCGAAGCCGAGCCCGAAGAGCAGCACGACGCGGGCCTGGAGCTCCTGGAGGTCGCGGATCCCGATGTTGTCCTCGAGCCACTCGACGGTCGGCCGTGGGTCCTCGTGGCGGAGGCAGCCGTACAGCAGGCCAAGGAACGCCGAGGCTGATTCCCCGACCTGCTCCCAGCCCTTCTCGTTCGACAGAAGCCGGAGCCCGGGCGTCACGCGCTCCGCCTGGCGCATGGCTCCCATGTCCAGGCGGAGCTGCATCTCGCGCCCCCCGATGGTCACGGGGACGGTGTCGATCATGCGGTGGCCCAGGTGACCGTGCCGGAGATCTTCACCGAGATGTCAGCGCGGATGACGCCGTCCTTGTCGAGCGTCACCGGGCCGAAGCCCTTCAGGACGCCCTTGAAGGTCGCCTGGTTGTCGGCCGTGATGGCCGACGGCAGCGTGAGGCGCCAGTCGAGCTTGCTGCCCACGTTGGAGCGCATGGCCTTGTGGTGGGCGTTGTCCGGCAGGAGGTTGACCTGCCAGTTCATCTCGCCCTCGTCCACCACGCCGCCGACGTAGGTCATGGCGCCGGCCTTGTGGTCGTCCGTGTCGTGGACGGTCGACGTCTTGGCACCGAGCTCGGAGTCCCTGACCTCCCCGAGCTCGTCGTAGGTGTTGCCGCCGTCCGTCGAGTACTCGAGGGTGATCCCTCTGGATGGCTGTGCACTGTCGCTCATGGTCCCTCTCCTTTAGGTATTGCGTGCCGAGACGCTACGGCAGCTGGTAGACCAGCAGCTTCACGTTGTTGTCGCTGGTGTCGATCCAGAGAGTGCCGTCGGCCTGCTTCCAGCCGGAGGGCTCGAAGTACCCGAAGCACGCCTCCTCGTCGGCATCCAACGAGTAGGTGTCGATGGACCCCGTCCGCCCGAACGGATCCGCCGGCGCGGCGATGGTGATCGTCTGCGCGCCGACGTCATCGTTGCGGGCGAAGACCAGCAGGCGGGCGTTGAAAGGCACCGCGTTGCCGTTCGCGGAGTCCGATGCCCCCCAGCTCAGGTCCGCGGCATCGGCGCTGACGCCGACCTGCTGCCGGACGAGGACGTTGGGTGAGATTGACGTTCTGGCCATGGCTTACTCCTTGTCGTGGTTTCCGATTTAGGCGATCTCTATGCGCATCTCTTGGATCCGCATTTCTGCGTTGGTCGAATGATCGAAGTACAGCTCGATCGCATTGATCCAGAGATGGCGCAATCCGCCACCGCCGTGCGCCTCATCCCTGGCATCGAAATCCTCGATGTCCCAGGAAGACGGCTCCGGGTCCCCGTCCTGCCACACACGCGCGGAGAAGATGTCGGCCCGCTTGCGAATGCGCACCCACCACCACTGGGAGAAATCGACAGCCACCGACACCGAGTCCGACCATCCGTACAGCCCGTGCTCGCCGTCGTGGACGTAGAAGTCGATCTCTGAAGCGGGCGCGTCGATCTCGAAATCGACGTTGTGGACTCGGCCGCCTCGTGTCCCCCAAACCCCAACGGCTATCCAGCCGTCACTGTTGCTTTTCAGGCAGGCTACGAAGTCGAAATCTTCGATCCCGGGAGCGAAGTTGCTGACTGCCCATTCCCAGAATGAGAACCAAACCAGATCCGCGTACGTCGCCCACGCCCCGGTCTCGAAGTAGGCACTGCTCCCGTGACCGGCAGCTGCATCGCCCGTCGTATAGATCCGCGAGGTGGGATAATCGTGATCGGCGCGCTGTCGGATGAACCCGAGCACATCCTCGCCGACCAACTCACCATCGGATCGCCCGTCGGCACTGAAGCTGAAAATAGGAAGATCGCCCACCGTGGAGTACCACAGGACCGCGTCCACCGCCACCTGGTGCGTGCCCCCGGTGTCGTCTGAGGGCGGGATGTCGATCTCCGTGTCGACCGTGGCGTTGTAGACGGTCTGGTCAGCCCAGATCCCGGCGGCGTAGTCGAGGGCGCTGACCACCGCGGCCGCCAGTAGCTTCGCGTCCCGGTACGACTCCGCGATGCACGAGAACTGGAAGCGCGGATGGTCGAGCCCCGAGTGGCCCGCGTGTGAGCCCTCGCGGGCGATGCTGATCTTCCGGTAGACGATCGCCGGCAGCGTTGTCTCCTGGGGCAGGAAGCTCGGGTAGACGCGGGTCCCCACGAGATCCGTCACTTCCTCGACGCTGAGGAGCAGCTCGCGGACCGCTTTCTCGATCATGTCACCATCCGCCGGATGATCACGGCCATCAGCGCGCGATGGAGGTGCTGGTGCATCGCCTTCTCGGACTCACCCTTCTTCTGATCGAACGCCGGGCGGAGGTGCGGCTGGGCGACGTGGCCGGGGTGCTTCCGCTTCGCCCTCGGCTGGGGGTGCGGAGACACGCCGACCTCCTGGAACATCCCGTAGAAGTGCTTCTGGTCGTGACCGTAGGCCGCCTCGCCGTAGAACTGCGACCGCTTGGTCACCTTCACCTTGATGCCCTTTTCGGCCAGTGCCCCGGTGTCCTGCGGCGCAAGCTCGCGGGCCCGCTCGGCCATGATCTCGGCGCCGGCCTTCGCGGCCGTGAAGAGCGTGCGTGCGCGCATCTTCCGGTCCATGCCCTCCAGGGCCGCCTCGAGCTCGCGGACGCCCTCGTAGTCGACCTTGATCTTCACCGCACCTCGCTGCACAGCAGCTCGAGCTCTCGCCGGCGACCCCCGAGATCGACGACGTGCTCGACATCGTAGGCCCGGGATCCGTGCGTCACCCGCCACTCGACGGTAACGTCGGTCCGGTGCCGGATCCTGATGGTCGTCGTCAGCTCGGAGTGCACTTCCCGAGCCGTCAGGTACTCCCGGCCGCGCATCTCCAGGACCTCGGCCGGCACCTCCTTGACGTCGCGCCAGACGATCTCCTCCTCGCCCACGTCGTTCTGAGCCTTGATCGGCTCCTGGAGCATCACGCGGTGGCGGAGCAGGCCGGCGCGCATGCTACTGCTCGTACCTCGCCTGCA